AATGTTACGCAGGCTTCTACTTTGGATAATGATTGGCTCAGGGTCATTAGTAACGGCTCAAATGGATCTTTCTGCATTATCCAAAACGACCAAGGAACCTCAACAAGTTGTTGATGTAGGTTCGGTCAACGAAGTTACAGGTTTTGCACAAATAGAACGAGATGAGTCCTTCGCAGCTACGAAAGACTTTGTAGTTCAGTCTTACGACAAAGCTCAAACAGAAGCTGGTCGTATGGGTATAAAATTTGTTGATGACACCACAATAAAAATTACCGAACACTCGCAAGTAACTATTGATGAGTTTGTTTTTGATCCGGATCCATCTAAATCAAAACTAGCTGTAAACTTTTTAAAAGGTACAGCACGCTTTACTACAGGACTTACTGGCAAAGTCCCTAAAGAAAATATGGTTTTGCGTACAAACTCTGCAACCGTAGGTATCAGAGGTACAGATTTTAGTGTGACTGTAAATCCAGACACTTCAGAATCTTTATTTATTCTTTTACCCGATCAAGACGGCGCCCCTTCAGGAGAAATATCAATAACCACAAATATGGGCACCGTTTTATTAAATCAAGCTTTTCAGGCCACAACGACCACCACACTTGAAAGTTTGCCCTCTGACCCTGTTATATTAGATTTATCTTTGGATTTTATTGACAACATGCTTATTGTTTCGCCGCCAAAAAAGTCTGAAGAAACTAGTGAAGAACAACAATCTTCTGATTCAGTTGATCCTATATTAGATTTTAATGAATTAGATATTGATTACCTTGCGGAAGAAAGCTTAGGAGAAGAGGGTTTACAGTTTACCGAGTTGGACTACGACGCCTTAAACGTAAATTTTCTGGAGGATCTTTTAGATATTATTAGTGAGCTGGATAAAATACAAGATGAAGACAGGCTTGCTCAAGAGGCGACAACAACAACCATAAAAGGTACAAGCGTTGGTCAAGATACTAAAACGCAGATTACAACTATTGTTACAGGTGAAAAGATCAAAATGACTAGAGCAGTTGGGTCAAACGCAGCAATTAATATAGACAGCGGTAATAGTTACACCGTTGTTTTAGAACAAAACGGCGTTGTCAACGAGGTCAAGGTAAACGGTGGAAGCGCATCAACAATAGTAATCAGGCAGAGTTCAGGTTAAAATTTAGGATAATTTGTTATGGCAAAAGTATTTTTAGGCGTTATTGCGGTTTTGTTTTCATTATCTGGGTTTTTGTACTACCAAAACCAGAAACTTTCTGCTCTGAATCAGGCTTTTGATTTACGAGATCAAGAACAAAAAGCAACAATACAAACGCTACAAAAAGACTTTGCCTTACAAACTCAAGGCCTGCTTAATTTACAAAACAAAAATCAAGAGATCGAGCTTGAAATGTCTAGATACTTAGATATATTCAAACGGCATAATCTAAGCAAACTAGCTGCAGCTAAGCCTGGCTTGATAGAAACGAGAGTAAATAATGGTACAAAAGAAGTATTTGAAAGTATTGAGCAAGACAGTCGCAATATTGACAGTCTTGATGATGGCTTACAGTTGCAGTCTAATCCCTAAAAAGGTAGACGTAGTAGCAAAGCCCGTAGAAAGACAGATTGCACAACCAATTCTACCTAGAGAACTAAGTCTTAAAGCGCCGTATTGGTATGTCGTTTCTGATAAGAATATTGATAAATTTTTGGAAAGAGTAAATAAAGAGGAAGGCAGATTAGTTTTTGTAGCTATGTCTGTTCCAGACTACGAACTTATGTCTTACAACATGCAAGAACTGAAGAGATACATAAAAGAATTGAAAGAAGTTGTCGTCTACTATAGAACCGTAACTACTAATTAGGAGAAAAAATGAACATATCAAAAGAAGGTATTGCTTTGTTAAAAAAATTTGAAGGGTGTGAATTACAAGCTTATCAGGATAGCGTTGGCGTCTGGACCATAGGTTACGGTCACACAAAAGACGTACAAGAAGGATTAAAAATTACACAAGAGGAAGCTGAAGTAATGCTTCAAGAGGAAATGCCTGAGTATGAAGAATACGTCAAAAAATATGTGACGCATCCTCTTGAGCAACATCAATTTGATGCTTTAGTCTGTTGGACTTATAATTTAGGACCAAACAATTTAAGAAACTCAACTATGTTGACCGTTTTGAATCAAGGTAGACTAAATGATGTTTCTTTTGAAATGCAAAGATGGAACAAAGCTGGGGGCGAGGTTTTAAAAGGCTTAGTCAGGAGAAGGAAAGCAGAGTCTTTGTTGTTTCAAGGTAAAGATTGGCATGAGGTATAGATGGCGTTACAAAAAGCACAGTTTAAGCCTGGAATAAATAGAGAGGGGACTGCATACGATAACGAAGGCGGTTGGTTTGATTGCAACCTTGTGCGTTTCCGTATGGGCCATCCAGAAAAGTTTGGCGGCTGGTCAAAACTTTTAAATACTACATATCAAGGAACCGCTAGAGCTTTACATAACTGGATTTCCTTAGCTGGTACAAAATTTTTAGGCGTAGGCACTCATTTCAAATATTACATAGTAGAAAACAACGCAAGCTTTTCAGATATAACGCCGATAAGAAAAGAAAGCACAAATAGCATAACCTTCTCTGCTACAGATGGCTCATCAGAATTAACAGTATCAGATACTGGTCATGGCGCAGTACAAAATGACTTTGTTAGCATCGAAGGAGCTATTTCTTTAGGCGGCACTATTACTGCAGCTGTATTAAATCAGGAGTATCAAATCGCTTCTATTGTTGATGGCGACTCATACAAAATTATAGCTAAAGACACATCAGGTAATACAGTTACAGCCACTTCTAGTGATGAATCAGGTGATGGCGGAGCAGGCGTTGACGGTTACTATCAAATAAATACAGGTCTTGATTTATTTGTGCAATCTACGGGTTGGGGTGTAGGCGCTTGGGGATCTGGCGGTTGGGGTTCTTCAACTCCGCTTTCTGCAACAAATCAACTTAGAATATATACACACGATAATTACGGCGAAGATTTAGTATTTAACGTAAGAGGGGGCGGTATCTATAGATGGGATCAAAGTGTTGGACTACCTAGCAGCGCTGCTTCTACAGAAAACACAAAAAGAGGCCAGGAGCTTTCAGGTATTGCTGGAGCCAATCTTGTCCCCACCCTTGGTTTACAAGTATTAACCTCTGAAATAGATAGACATCTAATAGTTCTCGGCGCAGATCCACTTAATACTGCGGGTACAGCCAGAACGCAAGCTATAGATCCTATGTTTATTGCTTTCAGCGACCAAGAAGATTTACTTGAGTTTGAACCAAAACTAACTAATACAGCAGGTTCTTTGCGTTTATCTTCAGGATCGCAAATTATGGGAGCAGTTAAATCAAGACAAGAGATTATAATTTTTACCGACACATCTGTTTACAACATGCAGTTTGTAGGACCGCCTTTTACTTTTGCAGTCAACTTGATAAACGAATCAACCGGTCTTGTTGGTCCAAAGGCAGCCGTTACTGCCCCTGATGGTGTGTATTTTATGTCTTACGATTCTTTTTACACTTACAACGGTACCGTAGCAGAACTGCCTTGTACGGTTAAAAATTATGTCTTTAGCGATATAAACAACTCACAAATATACAAAGTACAGGCTTTCACTAATAACAAACATTCAGAGGTTGGTTGGTATTATCCATCAGCTAGTTCTTCAGAGATAGATAGATACGTTATTTATAATTATAGAGACAGAATCTGGTATTACGGACAATTATCAAGAACAGCTTGGCTTGATGCTGGTATAGAAAATTATCCGCAGGCTGTATCAGGCGGTTATTTGTATGAACACGAGGACGGTTTTGATGACGACGGTTCAGAGATGACTAACGTATTTATTGAATCTTCAGACTTTGATATTGGGGAAGGTGATTCGTTTTCTTTCATCAGAAGGCTCATACCAGATATTAAATTTTTAGATAATGACTCTGGTTCTGCTGTCAATATAGTAACCAAAACAAGAAATTTTCCAGGAGATACTTTGACTACGGTTGATACGTCAACAGTAACTCCAACTACACAACAAACACACATAAGAGCCAGAGGCAGACAGATTGCCTTGAGGATTGCTTCCAACGACGGTCAAGAATCAAACCAAGGTGTAGGTTGGCGTTATGGTTCCACCCGATATGACGTGGTAAGAGATGGTAGAAGATAATGGCAAAGCTTCTAGAAACAAGATTACCGATTGCAAATAGCGAGGTAACAGCAGAATTATTTAACAGATTAGTTCGTATTTTAGAGATCAACTTAGGTAGTTTTGACCCGAACAATACGCTACAATTGACAGAAGCTGAGCGTGATACGCTTAAATTTAATGAAGGTTCATTAATATTTAATACGACCACAAACAGCTTACAATTATTCGATGGGGTAGAGTTTGTTAATTTAAGCACTCCCTTCGCCTTACTAACAGTGGCTAACGAAAACGTTAAGTTCCCTGCCTTTATGACTGCTTCCGTTGGGGCAGTAACAGTTACGATTACATAATATTATGCAAGAATTACAAAACAGTTTGAGTGGTATTGCAAAGTTAGGAAGGTTTGGGGACGATACCTTAGCCCACTTGAGTACAGGTGAGATGGTTATACCGCCTAATACTCTGGATAAGAAATTACAAAAACAAATACAAAACGACCTAGCCGCAAAAGGCGTAGGTATAGATAGAATTACGGTTGGATCTGCAAATAATTCAATCAACCCGCAAACTGGCTTACCGGAATTTTTTGGTATCAAAGATATTGTAAAAACTGTAAAAGGTGTAGGTAAAGGCGTGAAGAAGTTTGTCAAGGGAGCCACCAAAAAACCTGGTTTAAAAAATTTATTAGGCGTTGATGGTAAGTTTGGAGCTAAGTCATTAGCAAAAGGATTAGAAAAAAGAACTAAAGACGCTGCGCCTTATGCAGTTGCTTTGGGATTGACTTTATCTGGAATACCTTTAGGTCCTGTGCAGTTAGGTGCTTTAGCAGGTGGTGTAGCTGGAGCTACAGATCCTTTGTTAAAAGGTAAAAAAGCCAAAGATAT